GGCATAGTCCCTCGCCCGGAAATCTCGATAAACCGCTGCGTCCGAGTCTCCTCGATGGTGGACTTCACCCCAAGCCGGGCAGAGACGATGGCCTGTATCTTCGGATCTGGATGCTCAAGCAACGCCTTGAACGCTTCATCGGACTTGGAGAAAGCGTACGTTTCCTTACCCGTGGTCGGGCTGATCTTCATCGGCGGCTCGACGTTGAGCATCTTGAGTGTTGCAGCGAGCTTGTGGTTGGACATAAGTTGCTCTTTGTCCACCATCGTCACGGCATCGAGTAATTCTTTCTTCGCTACCTGCACGTCATGGATATGGTCGAGCAGCAGGTTAGTGTCCAAGTACAGCGTCGGCTCCGAGAACATCTTGATCGTCAGGTCGATCAGGCGCAACTCAGACTTCGGGAACTCTGCGGACAGGTGCTTGAACAGGTCGTACGTCAGGGCAACGTCATTGCAGCAGTACTCACCGTACCGGGCTAGGCTGCTAGGATTAAAGTCTGCCCTTCGCAGACCCTTGGCAGCGATGACCCCCTCGCCCTTGACGCCGATTGCGTAGTGCTGAGCTAGGGTAGCAAGACTCCCGCCAACTTCCGTGCCATGAACAGCACGAGCCATGCTGAGAGTATCAAGCCAACCCCGAGGGCAAATACCGAAATGCCAATGAAGAATAGCGGCATCAAACATAGCGTTATGAGCCAACGCCAAATGAGAAGGGAAGTCATAGGCTTCAAGGAATTGTTTGATCTCGCTACGGGTTCCCGTGAACCACTTGGGCTCTCCATCGCCCTCCTGCACCGCCACGCCGATAACTTCAAAGCGTTCGTCACGGATGTACTCCTCTGTCGTCAGCTTGGTCAGGCTGAAGTCCTGATCGTAGTACGTCTCAAAGTCAATGGTTAAGATGTTCATTGGGGGTGGAACAGTGTTACGCCTTGAACGTGGGGGCTATGGCTTGTGTGTACTCTTGCGCAGTCAAGCCTAGCTTCTTCGCCAGAGCCATCTGACCTTGAGTGAGCGTCGTCAGCTTGGTCGGTGGCTTCAGCGAGCTACCCTGCCGCTCCATCTTTTCATCTTGCTCGTCGCTCCCAAGAAACGACTCAAGCACCCGGTCGTGAAACTTGCGGTACATGACCTCGTCGTAGCCCCGCTTGAGCGCGTCAATCTCAGCTTCATTCAGACCGTATCTGTCGCCGTTGAGCACACCCCATACCCACCCGAAGCGGGTGCTTGCGTTAGTGCGCAGTAGGTCGTTACTGAAGAAATCATCCGGGTGCGTCTCCATGCGGGTCAGCACCATCTTCACTGCTTCGCGTATCTCGTTGCTCATACCAAGCTCTCCAGTAGCTCGTCTAGTTCGTTGATGTTTGTCTCGTTGATCACCATGGCGGTGCCGCCTTGGGCCATGATCTCCCTGATGTGCTTGTCTTGCAGGGCTGTCGTCTTGCCCTTGCCTGCCTTGGCTTCGATGGCGAGGAAGTGCCCCGCCACGCAGCACAGGAAGTCCGGCACGCCACTGTTGCCGTACATCGTGCCGATGGGCATGGCGAAGTAGACGCCGTGCTTCTTGAGGATGGTCTTGATTTTGTCCTTGACCTTGGACTCAGGTGTCGCTGCCATACCCCCAATGTAGACGCTCTCCTTGACTTTGTCAAGTACCTTCGTGGTGGGAACTGGCATAAAAAAGCCCCGCCGAAGCGGGGCTCGTAGGGAGGACAAACCCTTACGGTTGGATGCTGAGCATGTCACGCAGCTTCATGGCGTACCAAGCCATCTTGCCAGCGTCAACTTCGGCATCGTCTTTCTTGCCTACACGAGAGGCGTACTTCAGGGCGTTGCCCTTGAGGTATCCGATGAACTCCTCGCGGGTCAGCTTGGCTTCGATGAAGTCGATGGTCTCGATCCCACCTGCCTTGTAGTGGGGCGGGTGATTGACCAAGTCGGCTTTGGCTGCTTCAGCCTCGGCGACAGCTTTCTTGTATTCGGCTTCAGCAACAGCATGCTTGTGCACTGCGTCGATGTTGACTTCCTTCGGCTTAGCCTTGGCTACCGGTGTTTTGTACTTAGCTGCGTACACGCTAGCCACGGGAATTTCCAGCGCGGCAGCGATAGCTTTCGGCTTGGCGTTGGGGTTGGCGGCGATGAAGCGGCGTGCGCGTTCGGCATTAGACAGTTTCTTGCGACCCATTTTGGGACTCCTTTAGTTTCAGTTCATCTCTAACGTACTCGGTAAGAACAGCACGCATCTGCGCCTGCTTGTCATGTGCGTGGTACTTGTTGAAGTACTCCATGACCTCTTGGCTTAGACGTATGCTCGTACAGAAAAGGCGCGGCTTCTTACCGGGACCGCGACTCTTCTTCTTGGGTTGCTCTGTTACTTGCTCATTCATCAGCTCTCCTTTGGTTGGAACAATGTTCCGCTTGGACCGCACGGTCCTCGCGTTCGGTTGTCGATGCAGGTACCGATCCCCTTGCTTGCGGTGTAGGGGTTGACGGCACAGTGCATGACCACTGCGCCCGAGTACAGGCGAGGACGGTCAATGCTCGGTCGGTAATGCTTGCATCGTTTACATAACTCACGTTGGGTTCCCCATTCGTACTTCGGTAGGGTGAAAGGCATGGTGCTTCAAAAGAGGGCAAAACATACCAGCATACCTACAAGCAACGCTGCACATACGACAAGGGATAAAACCAAACGTCCGGCTTCTTCAAACGCTCTGTCCATCTCCTCCGTTCTTCTGTCCACTGCGCTGACTCCTTTCTTCCATCATCCTTTCTGCGATATCGAAAGCAGTGCGAGACACCGCTTCCACATAGGCCGGCTCATGCCCTGCGCTTAGTACGCCTAGCATGGCTAGCCCTGCATAAAAATCTCTCAGATGTTCGTCGTCCATGGGGGTCTCACGGGCGAATGAAGGGGCAGTAGGAAGTGAACACTACGCGCTCGACGTACTGGCAGTTGAAGTCAATGCAGTATGTGCCCACATAACGGGGGCCATCGTTGGTGCTGATGAAGTCACACTTGACCAAAGTGCCTGCGCGTGCGTATGCGACCGTAGCGATTACGGTGAGGATGATTGCGGCGATAACTTTCATGATTGCTCCATGTACTGTGGTTAGAACAAAGCCTCGGGTGCGCCCTCGGTGGGGTCGACCTTCTTCTTGCGTTGCTTGGGTTGTGTGTAAGGGCGACCCTTCCACGTTGGGAAGGGCCACACTCTCGGCGGTGGGTCTACCGCTTCTTTTCGGGGACGTACTGTTTTGCTAGTAGCCATCTGTCACCCAATTGGCGAACTGACCTGACCCATTGCCTTTGGTTGTGCCTCTGTGTGTGCAGAGGTACGTAGTCCACTGCGAACAGTTCGCGCACGCGCTTGAGTGCTAACGTTTTCATGCTGTCTCCTTGTCTTGTTGTACGGGGAACAACACGAAGGTCGTGCTGTCCACTCGGCACCCTACGTCCGAGATCATTTGCTTGTCCTGCACCAGCTTGAGCATGCCGATGCTGCCTCGCAATTCGTAGGGTAGCGTCTCGTCTGTGTACGCTTTGATCTCCTCTTCTGCTTTGACAATGTACTGCGTACCATCCAATACTACAAGGATTGACTTGTCATTGTCAAACAGTGTTTGCATCGTCTCGGTCACAGCGTGCTGAGCCTTCGCGTCCACCCACTTATCAAACCACTCGGATGCCTTTGGGAATTCCGCCATGTACTGAGGTATGTTTGCACTCACGAACTCCTCTGACCACTCCATGAAGTGCCCTCGCGTATTGTTCAGTGCCCACGATTTATCTCGTGCTTGCCTAGCGATTACTTCGCTTGCTGCCTTATGCGCTTTCTCTATGCGCTCGTCCTTCGCCAGACGGAAGAAGAACTTACGGATACGAAGCTCAGCTTTAGCAGGATCTTCAGTGCTGTAACCCGTCCCGCGCTCACGCTTGGCGTCGATGCGGTCGTTGCGCACGATGATCTTGTAGCCCTTAGCCTTGTAGTCGATGCTCACCTTACCAAGTACCTCGCCGTCCTCTTCGATCTTGAACGCAGTGACAACAGCGCATCCTTGACTGTGGGTGTATTCCTCGGGGGTGAATCGCCAGTTGGGTCGGGTCAGCACCAAGTTATTCAGCGTGAGAAAGATGAATCGGTTGGTCTGCGTCGGTTGGTTTGGCTTCTCCAAGCCAAACACGTTGGGCTTGCCGAACAACGTGTTCCCTGTATCGTATGCGTGAGGTGTAATGTGCATGGTTCGCTCCTTGTCGTTACTCTGATTACCAGTCGAACTTGCCCAAGATGGCGTCGACTTTGGACTTCATGCTCTCGCGGATAGCGGGGGATTCCTTGATCGCTTCAATGTCAGCACCAAGCATCGTATGCTCCAGTTGCTTACGTGCATCCTCCAGTTGCGGATCGCCCGTGATGTTGAGCTTGGTCAGCAGTGCACACAGATCGGTTGCGTTGGTCACAAGCGTCTCGTGATACCGCTTCTTGCTCTTACCATCCTCATCCGTATCGTCATCGGTGAGCTTGACGCTCATCGCAGTCAGCACGTCATGCAGTCGCTCCCATGGCTCACGCATGGCATCGGCCAAGCGCAGGTCATAGTCACGCGCATACTTCTGCTGTAGTTCCTGCAAGTCATCGTTGGCTACATCCAATCGGAAGTCTCCTGCCTCGGCCAATGGCGAGAACACGTAGCGGAAACCGAACCGGCGCTTGACCTCCTCAATGTCGGGGTAGTCCTCTGCCTTGTACAGCTTGCCCAAGTGAATGGGTGCGTCTGCCAGTAGCGTGGGATACGCAATGAAGAAGTTGTCGCAGAGTTGGTTGAACCTCTGATCGGCTTCGTTGATGAACTGCTTGTACTCCATGAACAACTTGGTCGGCAACAGACGCTCGCCCTTGTCTGCCCACGGCAGAGTCATGCGCAGATGCTTGACCCGGCAATGTGCCGCCCACTTCTCAATGTCTTTACGCAGGCTAGTACCCGCAAACAGATCCTTCATGAACTTGCCCGCGTTGATACTCGCGTTGGCATTGGCGTTGACCTGATCGGTCACCTCTCGGTCGAGCTTGGCCGCAGGCCACACGCTGATGTTGAGGGATACAAGTACTGCTGATGATGAGATTGACATGATTCGCTCCTTCGTGGTGTAACAATGTTCCGTTGTTATTTGGCAGGCTTACCAGCCAGCTTTGCCATCTGATACATGCTGTCGCTCATTAGCTTCAGCACTCCAAGGTTGGATATGTTCTCGTAGATGTGGTGGGTGTGGTCACTACCCGCTACGTACTTCTCCTCGTACACCTCGGCAGCGCTTAGTTTTTCGAGGAGAGTCACTGCATCATTCAGGTCGAGGACGTACTTGGTGTAGCCGATCTCAAGAATTGCTTTGCTCATTCCACACTCCTTAATCGTTGACGTGAATCGTTTTGCCGTTGGGAGCGACAGCGTCATTACTCCCGACGATGCACCACAGAACAGGGCTCGGCCAGTCACCGCCCCAGTCAGAGCCAACATACCCATCCGTAAGTACGACAGTGCACTCGGGCTCAATGCGCTTCTCCTTCATGTAGTTAGTGATACAGGAAGGTGAAGTACCTCCACCTCCACGCGGCTTAGTTGACGTGATGATGTTGGACACACTAGAGCCGTCGTATGTCTCGTGTCCTGCGACACGGCTATCCCAATACAGCAAGTCCACCACCTCGGGACTGACCGACTCGGCGATGCCCGACACCTCAGACAAGAACGCATCAAGCTCAGGCCCACCGATGGAGCCCGATGTGTCGATAGCCAAGACGATGTAACCTACCTTCTCGCTGACTAGCGTAGGCATATACACATCACTACCGATGAACCGGCGGTTGGGCCTGCGCCATGTGGACACATCCTTACCTGCACAGATGGACTTGATGTACTCACGCAGTTGCTCACGCCAGTCCACCTTGGGCTTGATCAGTTCACCAAGCTCACGCGCAAGATCACCGCTACCGTTGCCGTTGATCTTCTGATTGGCGATGATGCCCTGACGGATCGCTTGATCAAGCTCACGCTCAAGCTCACGCTTGGTCTCCTCGGGCAGATCACCCGCAGATTCCCAGTCATGCTCATCGAAGTTGTCGTCCTGCTCCCCACCGGAGCCGCCTTCGCCTTCGCACTCTTGCTTGAGTAAGTCGAACACCTGCTTGGCATTCATGCCACGGAAGCGCTCGTCGAGCAGGCCCATCAGCTTGCCGTCCTTGTCACGGGGCATGGACATGAAGGACTCGGTCGGGTCGAGATCCTTGAGTTGCAGGTTGATCACGTAGTCGCACGCGCAGTTAGCTAGGCGTGCGTCCTCGTCGTACAGCTTGCGCCACGTGGTCAGGTGTCGGTACATCTTGTGCATTGCCTCGTGCATGACGACGAACGCAAGCTCCTTCTCCTTCAGTTGCTTGATGAAGTCGGTGCCGTATCGCTCGTCGCGCCCGTTGGTCACGGCAGTAGGCACGCTAGAGTCCACGTAAGTCTTGCCTACCATCAGGACGCCAGACAGCAGTGCGACCTTGGGGTTACGCAAGAGATTGACCTTGACCCGTTGCAGCTTGCGCTCGGGTGTTAGTACTAGGGTGTTCATGTTTGCTTCCTCTCGTTGATCACAGCAGGTCTTGGTTCTCAGCGACCCACTTGCTGAAGTCCTTGTTGCCGAACGCGATGCCCTGCTTGGTGGTGTTGCGCGCAATCTGAATGGCGAACGTGGCTTGCCACTCGGCATCGAAGCGCTTGATGTACTCCATGTACGAAGAGAAGTTGTCCTTCTCAGCGGAGGAGATCAGAC